CACCACCATTGCCAAATTTTGTTTCAAACTCAAGCATTTTGCTTGCTTGTTTTGTTTCTAAATCATTAATTGCTGCATAATCATTGTCAAAATCCCACGAACCATTTTCAGTAGAAGACGACTTGGCAGGATCTCCGCTAAAATTATTTGATCCATTGGCACCAGCAGCTTGTTGAAATTCTTCAGATGATGGTGATACATTTGCTGCCATCGAAGAATTGCCTTGCACAGAATTTGTTGCAGTTTCCAGTGTAGAACATTGATTGCCCTTGGCTGTGCTTGATGCCGGTATTTGATTATACACCTGATTAATTGCAGGTGATGTTATGGCAGTTGTAATATCAGAGAGAACAGGATTGCTTGCAAATTTTCCAGCCTGTTCTTGTTTGATGCTACCTGCAGGCAATGAGATGCTAGTTGATGGTTGCACAGTGGCACGCTTGATGGCAAATCTGGCGCGCGTATCTGCAATGATTCTGTTTTCTTCTTTCCAGCCATTGTAAGCATCAGCGTTCCAGAAGCCAATGCGAGTCCACCTGCTTTCATCTATACCTATGTTGTATCCTTTTTTGACTCGCAAATTTTTAACTTGATTAACAGTCTCAAATTGATCACCGCTCACAAGTTTTTGTTCATTCTTATCGACATAATACACTGCTGCTTTGTTGCTGAGTTGAATAAATGATCCACCAGCTTGTGTAATTTTTATTTGTTCAAATTCATCAGTATCTATAAACTCAATGGCTCCAGCTTTGGAATTAAAAACTGTTTTGCCTTTTTTTATTTTTTGGTTATCAGCACTATTTACAGTATTTTCAAAAGCACCAGGATAATCAGGTCCATTGTTTGCGCCAACTTCATAAATGCTCTGCCAATCTCTTTTGTCATAACTGTATGCAAAATAAACAGGGCGCATAACATCTCCATTTTCAAAAAATACCCAAACGGTGGCACCAACATTAGGAACTGTAAAAATGCCCTTGGTTTTATTGCTGTATGTAGAAGGTTTGTATGTTTTAGCAAATGCATTGACATCAGGCATTTTATCTTCATTAAGGCTCACATAACCATCTTGAAGATCTGTTTCTGGGCTATCAATTTCAAATTTATATCCACCCTTTTCACCGATATTATCAACATTTACGCTGCCTGCACTTGCCTGCTTTGCACATTGTGCATTGTTTGCAGCAGGAAATCTTTCACTAGTTGAAGCATCAGATATAGTGCATTTGTCTTCTTCTAATCCATAGAGCCCACTTGATCCAGAACCAAACAAGCAAGATGCTTGTTCAGCCCACTCTAAAACTTTTTTTGCCTCTTCAGCAATTTGTTTGAGAGATGGTCTATCTTCATCAGTGCAATCAACTTTATTGATGTTGGAACCTTGTGAAAATCTAAATTTTTTGTTTGTAAAATTCACCTCATCCTGACCTTCTTCTTTAGTGCCTCTCAGCCATTGATCATAAATGTGTGGCGAAAATGCAGGTATAAAAATCTTAACACGTCCGCGGCGCTCTGGGTCATTGTTTTGCAATACTATGCCTCTGTAAAAACCTGGAAGTGATTGGTTGTAAAAGTTAGGATCTAATACAAATTGTTTAATATCAGTTGGTTCTTTGCCTGATAGTAAATGCTGGTGATAATTGCTCATAGAAAATTCTGTAAATTCAGTTGCATTTTTGCTTTGTCCAAGCCACGCAAATTGCTCTGCACATAATTATTGATTATTCCGCTTTTGCCAGCAATTGAGCTTGTTAGCTGACTATTAAATTCTGCTAACTTGTTGGCAGGGTTTTTGATTTTTTTCTGTAAATTAGCTGCAGAAGAGATTATGCATGACAGCATTGCTGAAGCAGCATATGCACAATTTTCAGAAGATTTTATGAAATCCAATGTATCCAAGGCCTTGGAAAATAAGCTCCTTGCAGTATTAAAAATTTGTGCAAAGGTGTTTAAGATGCTTATGATATTTTGATATTGCTGTCTTAGAGTTTGAGCTACTAAATTGCCAACAAATGCAATTTCGTTTTGAACAATTGTTCCTACAATGTTTGAAACTGTATCTCCAATGGCACCAGCAAGTGCAGTTGCAAGACCTGATAAAGAAGATTTGCCAGTTAGAAATTTGCCCAACAGTGATGGAATACACAGCAATCCTTGTGCAACGCGTGTAAGCTGGTCAAATACACTGGTTGCATTGTTGAGAAAACTTCCTACTTTTGCTTGTTCTAAACCCATGTAAATATTTAGTTGAGTTACAGAGATTTGCTTTTACATTATAAAATGTTTAAAATTAAAATAGCACACGAAGCCCCCATCAGCATTCTTGATCAAGTGGATAAAGTCACAGACTATTCATATGCACTAGTTCATTTGTTTGAAACGCATCCAAAATATTACAAGCATTTTCATGCAGCTCGTCACATTTATGATAGGGATGTATTGTTGGATAATTCTATTTTTGAGCTTGGAACAGCCTTTGATCCAAAGCGATATGTGCATTGGATCAAAGAATTGCAGCCCAATTATTATGTTTTGCCAGATGTTCTAGAAGATGGTTATGCAACCATTAATAATTTTGCAAAATTTGTTGATGAATACAATGATTTGCCAGGAATGAAAATTGGCACTGTTCAAGGAAAGACATATGATGAGCTTGTAGATTGTTATAAATTCATGTCTGAACATGCAGATATGATTGCCATCAGCTTTGACTTGTCTTATTATCAAATCACTGCCACTGGCAACAATAAATTGCAACGTCAAATGAATGGTCGCATCAAGCTCATTAGAGATCTGATTCATGATGGGGTGTGGAATGAACGCAAACCGCATCACCTGTTGGGATGTTCCCTTGCAAAAGAATTTGAAATTTATGCAAAAGATAAATACATGTATCACAGCATTTATTCTGCTGATACTAGTAATCCTGTTGTAGCAGGAATCAAAGGATTCAAGTACAATGGTACATTTGGACTAGAAATCAAACCATCTCAAAAATTAATTGAATTCATTGATCATGAAGTTTCAACTGATGAATTGGAACTAATCAAATACAACATCAGCAAATTTTCAGATATTATTAAAGATGCATAATACAAAATGGATTGCACTGTTTAGTCAGACTGGTAGTGAGCTGCAAGAAGTATGCAAGCGTTTGAACAAATGGCCTGATGTGGTAATAACCAATGCAAAGCAGGTTGACTTTGACAAATGGCAAGAGACGAAAATAATTCACATTTCATCAGGCAAATTAAAAAGCTCATTTTATAAGAGCATTTTTGATATGCACCACAACAAAGATGTTGATGATGTAATTGTGACTCTTCATGGCTGGTTAAAAATAATTCCTGATGATGTTTGTGAGCAGTATAAAATTTATAATGGTCACCCTGGAGACATCGTCAAGTATCCTCAACTCAAAGGCAAAGATCCACAAAAGAAAGCATTTGAATTAAAATTGCCATTCTCTGGATGCATTTTGCACAGATGCACCAAGGAATTGGATGGTGGTCCAATCATTGCTCGTGAAGAAGTAAACATCATGAATTGCAAATGCATTGATGATGTGGTAAATAAGTTGAGAAAAACATCCATTGATATGTGGATTAATACATTAAAAGCGTTATTATAGAAGCATGATCATTAGTTTTACTGGAGCTCAATCCACTGGCAAGTCAACTCTTCTTAAACTCTGCAAAGAGGAATTTGGTGAGAAATTTTCGTATGTAGAGGAAGTTACTCGTCTTGTCAAAAGACAGCACAATGTACCAATTAACGAAGATGCTGGCAATATTACTCAGCTGCTCATTATGAATCAGCACATTGCAAACAGCATCAAGTATACTGAAAATGTAATCATGGACAGATGTTGCATTGATGGTTATGTGTATACAGAATGGCTATTGTTTCACAACAAAGTAGATTACTGGGTTGCAGAATATGCTGCACGCATAGCTGATATGCTTATGAAAAAGCTTGACATTGTTTTCTATTGTCAAGCAGACTTTGCCCTTGTTGAAGATGGTGAGCGATCTTCAAATGAAAAATTTCGTGATGAGATTGAACAGAAGATGAATAACATCTTGGTGCATGCAACGATAGAACCTCTGCAAGGTAAAGTTGTAATATTAACTGGCTCAGTAGAAGAACGCATGCAGACAATCAAACAAACAATAAACAATTATGTCAAACAATAAACTAGACAACAGCAACATCGCTGTTCACCTCGGCAAAACATCAGAATATAAATCTCAATATGATGCAGCTCTCTTGGTTAGAGAGCCAAGATGCAACAATCGCAAACATCTTGATATTAATGATGATGCTTTGCCATTTTATGGATATGATGCATGGAATGCATATGAAGTATCAGCATTAACAGATGATGGCATGCCAGTTGTTGGTGTGGCAAAAATTGTGTATCCATGCAGCAGCAAATACATTGTTGAATCAAAGTCTCTGAAGCTTTATTTCAATTCATTCAACATGACCAAGATTGGCAAGACATCAAAAGATGTTATTAATGCTCTGCAAGCTTACGTTGTTGAAGATCTTAGCAAATTGCTTGAAACTGAAGTTGAAGTTAAGGTGTTTACAAATTCAGAAATTGTTTCAGAAGTCACTGATATATTTTCAGAATATTATAGTGATTATACAACACTGGAAGATACGCTCAACGATGTTGGCATTGTTGATGTGTATCAGGAAACTCCTGCTTTGCTCCAACTCAAACCAGGCGATAAAAAGCAAAAGCAGTATCATAGTGCTTTACTCAAGAGCAATTGTCGTGTAACTTCACAGCCAGATTGGGGTGATGTGTTTGTAACTTATACACCCAACGAACATGATGTAGATGAAAAATCTCTTCTTAAGTACATAATTTCATTCAGAGATGAATGTCACTTTCATGAAGAAATTTGTGAAACCATTTACAAGCGCTTGCATGATATTATCAAACCTAAAGAATTAAGTGTCATGTGTTTGTATGCTCGTCGTGGCGGCATTGACATTAATCCGCAGCGAGTCTCAAGTGAGACATTGTATCATGGAGTACTCTCAAATGCAGAATTCTGTCATTTAAAAACGCCTAAGCAGTAATATCTTTGCATAAATAAACACGCTAGTCAAAAGCTAGAGTGTTTATTATTATGCAATTTGAAGCTGAATGTTTAATTTTTGAGATGCGTTTGCGTGATGCAGAGCGCACACAAGGGCTAGAAAAATTTATTCAAAAATTGCAACAAAGTTTTCCTGATAAAGCTCAGGAAATAAAAGAACTTGAGCATATTATTTTGGCTTCAAAATGTCCAGAGATACGTTTTGAACACATTAAAGCTCTTGGAATATCAAAGCACGACGCATGCATTGTAAATACGAGTGTATTGAGAAGTAGTTTTAAATATGCTCTTTATGTAATTTTACATGAAATTGCACATCAAATGCAATATTCTAAACATGGAGAAGACTTTGCACAAGCGCTTTTTTTAGATAACTTATCTGATCAGCAACTAGCTCAACTGCTCAGAAAAATAGAACTCACAGCAGATAGATATGCAGTTGCAAAATGCAAACAAATCCTAAAAAGATTTAGCAACGATGCATCTAATGTGCGAGGTTTTTATGCTGGCACATCAGATGCACAATTGCTTAGCCATATTCACCGCGTGCGCAATGCAGTAAAGCAGCACAAATTGGACAACATAAATGACATTAATGAGTGGATTTATAATTCCATAAAAATTATGTTATAAACAAGTTGATTGTCATTGCTTTTTATTGTATCATGCAATATGACATATAACTACGCACTCGGACTTTGCTGCATTTCTCTCAAATGCAAAGAACAAGGAATTAAATTCCAAACCATGACATACACGCAGTTTGCAAAACTGCCTTTGATGCAAGCCAAAAGCATTCTTGCAAATCGCATCATCAACAACTTCAAGGTGGTTGCAAAGATTGTTCGCATGTGCAAAAGCATGGGTATTCAACGCTATCGCTTGTCTTCAGATTTGACTCCAGTGATTAATCATCCCAGAGTTAATCTTGCACTAACTGATTTTGATGAAAGTGAGCAAATCTTCTCCGCAATTGATGAAGCCAAACAAACCATCATTGATACCAACATTCGAACTGGTGCACATCCTTCTGAATTTATCTCACTCACAAGTGCAGATGAAAATGTAATCAACAACTCCATTAGAGACTTGGAGCAACATGGTGAGATCTTTGATCTTCTTGGGTTGCCCCAAGGGTATGAGTCTCCTCTCAATATTCACATTCGACAACAGGGCAACGTTGCAGAACTGGGGCAAACGTTTCGTAAAAATCTTGGCAAGTGCAGTGACTCTGTTCGCAAGCGATTGGTGGTGGAAGTAAATGACAACAAAAATGGCCAATGGACCATTCAAGAATTGTATAATCAGCTGTACAAGACAGAACAAATTCCTGTTACTTATGACAATTTGCATCATGAAATGATTAATGATGCAATGTCACACCAAGATGCATTTGAGCTAGCATACAGCACTTGGCCTTGTCGTCCAGTGTTTCATTACAGTGAAGGCATTGATAATACTCGCAAGCATGCAGATTATGCTCAACACCTTCCCATTGATTATGGCAAACAAGTTGATTATGAAGTGGAACTCAAAATGAAAGATTTGGCCATTGAAAAAATGATGACAAAAATGCTAGCAAATGCATAAATAAATGCATTATGCCAGCAAAATCTGAAAAACAGCGCAAATTCTTTGGTGCAGTCATGGGTGCCAAAAAACATCAAAAAGGTGTCAAGGGTGCAGCAAAAAAAGTTGCCAAAGACATGCCCGAAAAAGAAATTAAAAAGTTTCTCAAAAAAGAATCTTATGAAGCAGGAGAAATGTTTGATGAGCTTTTTGAAACATTCATGTCACAATTCTATGTAACAGAATCAACACGTGCATCTTATGCTGCTTGCAAGGATGAAGATGAAGAAGATTGTGCATGTGATGAAGATGAAGAAGAAACAGCTGACAAAGATTATGATGGTGATGGCGAAGTAGAATCTAAAAAGGATGAATACTTTGGCTCCAAAGACAAAGCCATTAAAAAAGCAATGCACAAACATAAGTAATGAATCTGTTTGAGCAAGTTTTTGTAAGAATTTTAACTGAAGCTGCAAACAAGCCTAAACATGATGCTTGCTATCGCAAAGCAAAGCGCAAGTTTAAAAAATTTCCGAGCTTGTATGCTGGTGCGTATATGGCTAAATGCCGCAAGAAAAAATGAAAGCTAAAAATAAACATGTTACAATGAATGTTGTTGTTGATCCATTCAAGGTGAAAATAACAAAAGATGGCCGGTATGCTGTGCTGGATACTTCTTATTCTCCTGCAAAAATTGTGGGAGTATATGATAGAGATGAAAAAGATATTGCTGATGCAGCAGCACATAATCTCAACAAAGAACGCAGAGGTGCTCATTCATCAAACTCATCCTTTTTTGGCAATTTAAAAAAAGAACTATCCATGGAGCAGTTCATGGATGCATGCATAAAAGAAACAATGCAGCTGTTGTAAAAAGGATGCATTAAAGAATAAATAAATGCATGGCATTATCAATTTCTTTCGTAGCATCTGGAGCAGGTCTCAATACATTTACAACAGCTGGCAGTGCACTTTCTGCTAGTCAACGCATCACTGGTGGCATTGGCAGTGTTGCAAACAACGTACTCAACATCGTCAGTGATTCAACTCAATCTCCTGCAGTAACAGCATATGTGACTAATGCAGCATTTTCACAAACCATCAATGGTGCGCCAATTTTTACAGCTCAAGGACAAGACAGCACAGTCTTTACATTTAACTCCAGCCAATCTTTTGCAACACCAATCAAAATAGCTAGCAATCAGTCTCAGACAATTGCCTTTGCTCTTACAGCAGTTGGTGCAGAGTGTGCACAAGGCGTTCAAACTGGTACAATTACACTAACACTTTCAAGTGTAGCACTCACCGGAGCAGCAGTGCGCATTGATGCAGAAACAATCTCCACAATTAATATTCCTGTGACTGCTGTTAATACTGCAAGTGATTCTGGTGAATATACATGCGAAGCAGAAACGCGCAGACTTTGGGCATTAGGATATATTTAATATCAATAAAAAAAGAAGCCCGCTTCGGCGGGCTTTTTTATTGTTCATTTACCAATTTTTGCAAATGCATGTACTTTTTACCAGTTTTTACAACTCCAGTACCCCGGACTTGCTTTATCTTTTTTTTGTGAACATTTGTGTCTAGCTCTAAATAATTTGCGTCTTTTTGGATTTGACTTTTTAATCCTAAGATTTGGATCACCATAATGCACTCTTTTATAGCCAGTAGCTGTTTTGACACATCTAGAGTATTTTTTATCGCTGCGAGAAGAAGATTGCTGCCCCGTTACTTTGGTGCAACGAGCACCTTTTTTAGCTTCTTCCAGGAGTTCAGTATAAAATTGCTCAAATGTAATCATACTTACATATTTATGCTTTTGATGATGTTACCATTACATAAAAAAACTGCCGAGGTAGCAATCCCTCGGCAGTGTAATCTTCTCCCAAACTTGCAAGCAAGTATTAGAAGTAAATAGATTTTGAGGCTGGTGTAAACGCAACGCCCAATCCTTGAACAATGACCACGTGATAGTACAGATTAGCGCCAAAGATGTTGTCAACGACGCCGTAACGTGTAAGCAAGCCTACGCGTGGAGCAAAGTCGTTTGGACCGATGGTGCGCTGTACCATGACAGGAATATACGGACAATAGATGATACCGGTGTCGTAGAATTCGCTGCCTTTGTAGCCAAGAAGTGCGTACTCAACTCCGGAAGTCTGGCTAGTATAGCCATTGTTACCATAGATTGATGAGTTCTGCACTTCTGTACGAGTATCGCGATATACGTTGAAACGACCACCAAGAGAACCTACTTTAGCAACACCAGTTGGTTGTGTATTCACATTGCCTTGAACAGGTACCCACTGGAATTCAGGGAGCATTTCAAGGATTGCGCAAACACGTGGTGTAGCAACAATGAAGTTTGCAGCACCGCGGCGATTTCTCACAGCGATTCTGTTTGCTTCAATAATAAGTTTCTGATAGAAGTCACGATTACGTTCAACCATCCAACGGCCATCTGCAGAAGCAGGGCTCCATGTGGAGTAGCCAGCGTTAGGTCCAGCGTTGAGGGCAGCTTGAATCATGCGAACAATCATTTCACGGTCAATTTCAGCTTGGATTTCATATGCCATGGCATTTGTAATCTCAGCGTCAATATCGATGCCGTTCATGTTCTTAAGATCCTGCTCGAGCTCAACAGACCAGCGAGCGCCAAGACGACGAGTACCAGCTTCAACAGCTGTTTTCTCGAAGCTGACTTCAACTGTAGGAATGTTGCTGTTAATTTCGAAGTTCTTCAAAATTTCAGCGACACCACGGTCTTGATCAGCAAATGTCCAAACGCCAGCAGCACCGGAGAGTACAGTAGCACTAGTGCCAGTGAAGCGAGTATCAATGAACTGGTAACCCAATTCATTTGCACCGTTTGTTCCGGCATTATAGTTTACAGACTGTTGTGAGTGTGTTCCAGGAGCCGTATTACCGGAGCTGCCAGCAGCATTATCAAGATAGTTGCCACCACCAAGGGTAGTGCTTCCATACTTGTAACGCAGTGCAAAGGCAAGGCCCACGGGACCGCTCATTGGTTGTACACCGCAAATCTCGTTACTAATAAGTTCAGGGAAAGTACGGCGAATCATTGGAATCAAAATCTTCGGAAGACGGCTGTCGCCTGTAGCATATGTATCACCAGAGGTAATACCTGTTGGTGGACCATATTGGCCGCCAGCGTTTGCACCGAATGAACCACCTTGACCAGCAAGGTTTCCAGCTTCGTTGATGCACCATGCTTCTTGGTTTTCAAGGAGCATAGCTGTATTCAAACGAGTGTGTTCGTCTTCAATAGCAGAAACATTCTTAGATGTGTAATCCAATACTGGACCCCACTTCTCAAGAAGCTGCTTTGCACGATTTTGATCAATGTAAGCCTGTGTAGGTTTGATTTGTTTCATACCTTTATTATAACTTTCATTTCTTATCGACTCAGGCAATTTGCCTCGACAAATAAATTTCCGCTTGTACCATTTTAGTACTTGGAAAGTTCATTGAGATACATGCTTTTGACATCGCTGCTGCCTGCTTCATTAGCAGATTCTGCAATGATTTCTTGTTCCACTGGAACATCATCATTTGCAACAACATCCTTCATTGCTTGTTCTCTGAGAAAGTCAACTTGTTGTGATTCAGATTTGTCGAAAAGGCCAAGTGTGTAATCAATGTTTTCTGCAATGAATTCACTTGTCTTGCCGGACAATACTCTCTTCACATACTCACGCTTCTTGGATGGAAGATTCTGTGTCTTCTCAGCGAAGACAAGATTAGCTTGTGTTTTATCAAGCTTTCCTTCAAGCATCTTAATGCGTAGTTGTGCTTTCTCAAGCTCATCGTGAGCTTCATTAATTTGTTTCTTACCATCAACTACTGCTGTGCGTACAGACTCTTTCATAAGAGCTGAGTCAACTGCAAGGTGTTGGCGGAGATTTTCAAGAACTGTTTGAGCTTTGCGCTCAAGTACAGCTTCATTGATAAAGTTTTGCGGAAGTGATTGTTCAAGATACACTTCAAGATACTTGCTGATGGAGCCAACAAGTGACCTTTTAAATTCGTTTGCTTCTTTTGCAAGAGCTGTTTTATATTTAGAAACAACTTTCTTGAGCTTAGCAGCATTGTTGCTATCAACTGCTTCTACAACTTTTACAAGCTTGGTAGCGCGATCTTTGTCAATTGCTTCCAAAAGTGCTTTGAGTTTATCAGCGTACTCTGCATCTTGCTTAACAAGCGCAGATTCAACGTTGAGAGATGTTTTTTCTTCTACAGCGCTGTTAAATGCTGTTTCAATTGCGGTCAATGAGTCATCAGAGAGCAAACCTTCAGTTGCTTCCTTGATTACTGATATGATGTTGAGTTGGGATTTATCCATATTAGAAAAGCTTTGTGGTCTTAACAGCGTGTGCAATTTTGTTCTTGATGCGATCTTCTACAAGTGCACGTAAGTATTTATTTGCCTCGTGGTAATTTTTATTAACCACGTTGCCAATAAATTGAACTATTTTTTTATTGCTCTGCATATTATTATTTAATGCACTGTATGAATTTTATGATCTGCTCACGCAAAAATATATCCATATTCTTTTTGGGTAGAGTTTTGATCTTTTTTTCGAAATTATTATAAGCTTCTTCGTATGTACCATCTGTTGCTAATACCCACTGTTTGCTTTCCAGAATCCCGTTTACAAATGCTTTGGGAAAAGACGGATCTGCTACACAATCAATGGCTACAAGGCGCATTTCTTTGACACGTGAGACTCCATCAGAGCTTTCATTAACAAGTTGACCAAGTGCTCTTGAACTCATGCCAACCTTGACACCATCATTTACAAGAGCTTTCACAATGAGACCGCAAGGTGTAGTGAGCACTTTGCTCTTGCCATGAAAAACATTGCCATCTTGCCACATTTCTGTTACAATGTGACATGCTCTTTCAAGATTAACATCAGCATTAGTTGGGTGATTGAGTTCTCCCATGGCTCTCCCAGTCTTGATCATTTCATCAGTATATCTAGCAACTTCACGAGTCATTTCTTCCAAAGGATATACTCTTTTGTTGCGATTGACACCATTTGCCATCATGTAGGGTCCACGAATAAAAAGAGTAGATGGTGCATTGCGATCCTTCTCTTCGAGGATATATTCATATTCGTCTTGAGCTGCTGGGTTCTCTACAACTAGTTTAAAAGCCATAATGGTATTTATAATGTCTAGTGTTAATTTATACTTATATATTAACTTTTATCAGCCAACTATAAAGCAGACAGGCTCTACAGCACCAACACCAGGAGCAGCTCCTGTGTAAAGTTGCTCCTCAAGACGTCGTTTCTCTTCCATTCCTTGAGTCATAATGTCACTAGAAAACACTTGTCCACCAAATAAAGGCATTTGACCATACTTGCTGCGAACATATCCAACTGATATTTTTGTTAAAGCAAGTGCATACTCATACACCCAAAATTCTTTAATAATGTCTCTCAAAGGCCTTTCAATGTATGCAGATATGATTCCATAAAACCTGCTGGTGCCATTTGGCTGTGGATACATCACCATGTATTGTGTACGCTCATCAAATTTCATATCTCTCTTTGTAGCCAACATCTTTTCACGTGTATCAATCCATTCTTTGAGAGTGTACCAAGATATTAAATCAAAGCCGTAATTGCCCATGGCATACGAGAAATATGTTTGCTGGGCAAGTGTTTGTTCAATGGTAAATAATGTATTAACTCCTGTTGAGCTACCTTCTTCGAAATCTGTCACAGCAATAACTTTGCGATAATCCATAACATCATAATCAAACATGTTGTTGTATTCTTCAGCGCTTTGTGTTGCACAGTTGCCTTGAATTGTAAGCTTATTGGAGGCGCGTTGAGTGGAGCGAAATGCATCACTTAAAGAAATATTTAAAGAAGTGCTGAATGATGTCAAAATTGCATTGTATGTTGAATAATCAAACAACTGAAACGCAAATATTCCATCTGTAAAATTAGCTGAAAGAGATGATAATTGTGCAAAATAACCTGCAGGCACAGCGCTGGTGCACACATATTCTGTAGGTGGTGGCTCAATGTATGGTGATGTTGAGCGAGATGTTGTTTCTGATTTAATTTTTCTATCCAATGTCAAGTTAGGATTTGACAAAGTAAACAGAACATCTAGTCTAATACCTTTGTTTTTTTCATAAAGATTAGAATCAAAAATTAGATACTCTTGTGTGTATCCTGCATATTTTGTAAAAAGTTCACAAGCAATGCTTATGTTTTCATAAATTTGATCTTGATGTACTTCAACAGAAACCAAAGGAGCCCCAAGTGAGCGAACAATTCTATCAGCCAATCTACAATAAGAATCAATTCTGCTGTTGAGATTTGTAGATTGAAAAGCAGATACAGGTGTGATGGTGCATGAACTTGGCATAAATATTGAAAATGAAATTGCACTATATTATGCTAAAGACACATAACACAACAGGATTGAAGTATCTATGTTATCATCTTGGCACAAAAGAGTCTTGTTTTATTTATTTAGGCTCGGGCAAGTATTGGATAGCTCATTTAAAGAAACACGGGAAAGATGTATCTACCGTAATATTGGCTGAATGTCAGTCTCGTGGCGAAGCTCGTGAAAAAGGCTTATACTACTCAGAACAATTCGATATTGTTAACTCAGACAAATACGCAAATCTTATCGTTGAAGATGCACGCACAAACTGGGCACATCGAAATAAAATTAACTATAACGGAGAGCGAGAATTTCCTAATATGAAAGATATTGCTGCACAGCGCACTCTTCGCAGGAAGCTGGTTGGGCTAACAGATAAAGAAAAACTTAATCACCAACGACTTGGCTCACTACGTAAAAGTAATCCCGAGTTAATGATATCTGCAGCTAAGCGTGCAGGAGAAACACGTGGTAATCGTCTTCGTAATAAAGAATTTACTGAGCGTGAGATAGCTAAGCATAGAGAGCAAGGTGAGAAGCTTAGAGGTGTCTCCATTGCTGAGAGAAAAGGTATTGAATTCTGGGAAAGTCCACACAAAGGAAAGACAATGAAAGAGATTACTCAAACAGATTATCAGCATCCTAGTCAGATTAAGTACAATCTCTTTGTCAATAATGTTTTCTATATAGAAACATGTATTACTGACATGCTAAAAATACACAAATTGAGTCATAGCTATATAACACCTCTTAGAAATGGTAATGAATATATTGTTAAGAGGCTGAAAAGCTCCAAGCATCAATTTAAACATGGTGATATTTTAAAACTTGTTAAGTGTGAGTGAAGCTTAAGAAAGCTTCCACAAATAAGTAGATTCAATAATAGCATCAAATTCTATTATAGGTACTCTATTTAAGCTCCTGCTGGTGGTGGAGCACCAGCTTCAGGAGGAGTTTCTACAGCACCAGCTTCAGGCGGTGCACCAGCTTCAGGTGGTGCTTCAAGTGCAGCTGGACCTCCAGCAAATGCTGGAGGAGCTCCACCAGGACCAGCACTACCACCACCACCCATGTCACCACCACCGTCACCAG